GCGCTAAACTTATCTAAGTCGCTTTTATTCGCGTGCGTGTGGCTGTTAGGATCTACGACTGGCTGCCCGCCGGAAACATTTACTACAGTGCTACCGGAATTACCAGAAGCAGCGCCACCACCCAAACCGCGCAGGCGTTCGCTACGCGGGCGGGGTTCTCTGTCGCTTGTCTTTAATGTAAATTTCTTATTCATTGCTTATCGTATTCATCTGGACGCAGTTCTATAATAGTAGCTTCCGTTGTGTCCGCTATACAGTCCTGCGTTTCGCCGGTCAAAATAAATTTTTTGTCTTCTTGGTTCTGCTCGGTGTACGTTACCAGCGCGTCGGGGTGCAGCTCTATTTCACCGGATAGCTTAGTGCGTCTTTCGGCATACTGGCTATATAGCGTACCGATTAGCAGTTGTTCAGCCTGCGCCTTCCTTCCGGCTCTGTATAATTCGGTTATCTGCTTGCCTGTTGTCGCATCGAAGTAAGCACCCCTGGCGGTAGGCACGCCGCCTGCTTTAGTTCCGCAAACGGTGTCTATTTCGATAGGGTCTTTTGCGGCGCCGTTTATCTGCGCACTATATTCCACGTCGTCGGTGCTTATCTCCTGTTCAAACTGTACGTTATTTATAATTTCAATTTTCGGAAGTTTACAAAGGATCCAGTTTACCTTCGGGCTTCGCCAGCTATCACCAGAGAAAAGTCCGTAGCTGTCTATTATCTTCGTGGCGCTTAGATTTGTCCCCCCGTCACTAATCATCCACCCGTCCAGGCGTACTTCTATCCACAATTCGCCGCCGCCGTATTCCGGATAGGGTATATATTGCCCTTCATCGGCTTTAGCTAACATCGACGCCATTTGCTGCGTGTGTGGATTGATAGCAGGACGGTTTACGCCCCAGCCATTAGCCACGCCCGCGCCTTCCTTGCGGTCGTTTGGGTTATAATAGCACAGCCAGCCCCATACGGTAGGCTTGTTATCTCGGTTATTATCGTACCCGGCCCAGTGGCCATAGGTAGAATAAAGATTGCGTACCGGGCTTTTTACGTCCTGCTGGCAGATATAGCGATTATCCCAGCAGTAGATCTTATCGCTGTTATCCGGTTTGAACTTGATAGTAACCGGCACGTACAGGAAATTTCCGCGCGCGTTCCATTGGTTCTGCCAGTCTTTTTGCTCCAAGTACTTAAAAAAGTTAGTACCCTGCTCGTAGGGGTTCCAGCGTGGATCCAGCAGCATTTCAAGCGACACACGTATAAGCAGGTCGCGCGGGTTGTCGGCTGGCGGTACCCATACGTGGGCGCTGCTAAATATCGCCCTGTCTATATCGTTGGTAGTTCCTTGTAAATAGGCCGGGTTCAAACCATATCTGCTGTATCTTGCTTCGGCGTGCCAGTTGTGGCTATTTCCTACCTTGTACGCCTGCACGAGTGGGTACAGAAGTGCTATGCCTTCCGCTTCGCTTCCGTCGTATTGTGGTACTATCTTAAAAAATCTGGTTTGAAGGTCGGCGGCCAGGGTAGCGTTATTTCCTTCTTTGTTGAGCCACAAAGTAAAACCGCTGTCCGAAGCGTCCGGCCAGTCATTTAGATCCGTACTGTAGTGGTAGCTTATATATTCGCTGCCTTCATAGGTGCGCGTCGAAGTGCTGTTAATGTTTATTAGGTTGGGGTCTATCTTATGCTTCCAGCAGTCCGTCGGTGTTAAGTTTCCACTTTGCGCGTAGGTGCTCCAAGTTATTTTAGCATTATTGTAAACCACATCTACACCCATAGTGCTGCTATCACCAGCCCAAACCGCCTCTGCCGTTTTTCCCTTCGTGTATAGCCCGTTTAAGTCGTAAACGTATATTTTACCACATCGTTGCACAATTCGCAAACCTAACGGCTGGAAAATGCCTATAATAACATCTTCCAGCGTTGAGGCTTCGCCGTCTTCGTCGTAGAAGTTATCGCTACGCACTTTTATATCGGCCAGGGACAAAGGCGTGCTACCGCGTAAACCGGTACTAATTAGCGACTGGTCTATACCGTCGTGTATAATACCGGCTTCACGAAGGCACATATTTAACACGTCCTGGATAGTGAGCATACCGGCCAGGGCGTATTTTTTGCGCTGCAATATACCAAAGTCCGAAAAAGTTAGGCTTACTTCATAGTTCGCGGCGCGCTCGTAGGGTTCTTCGTAAAATTCGGGATCCAGCATACCAGACCAGTACAGCTTCCCGGCTCGGTAAACGTCCATTCGGATATTACCTACTTCGATAGTATATAAGTCTTCGTAGGTTCTATCGCCGGGGCTTTCTATTCGTATGGTAGCCGTAGATCCGCAAATTACGTCTTCCTTCGGCGTGTGTGGGTATTCTATTAGCAGGGCTTCGTTAGCCTCAAAGGTTAAGACGCCTATTTCATCGAAGGCGTAGGGGCTTTCCTGCAAAATTTCTACGCGCCAGACTACGCCGGCGCGGCTTAGAAATTCGCCCATATATCGCAAGTATTTAGCCATATCTTTACGTTCTTCGGGTTTTGTTATTAGTCTTATTAAGTATTCCTACCAGGTATTCGCCTTTAATCCTAAATTCCACGTTTCCTACGCTTTCTTCGTCGGTTCCTATAAGGCTGCGTAGTTTATCCAAAGGCGCGATTACTTCCGGGTTCCCGGACGCGCCGGCGTATTCGCCCACCATTGCAAGTGTAGGCCCGGTAGCTACACCACCTTCGGCCAGCATAGGAATACCGGCGGCCGTTACGGTGGCTATCATCGCAGCAGTAAAGCCGGCGGCTATGCCGTAGCCTGCAAACGGGATATAGGCGTGGGCGGCCATATATTCGGCGGCGGCCAGTTCCTTAAAGCTCGCAGCCTCTAACTTATTGGCCGTAATAGTGGCGGTAGCGGCCACCGCGTTTGTAGTGGCTGCCGTGGCTCTGGTAGCGGCTTCGGCTGTCTCTGCGCCTGCTTCTACGCCCTTCGTGGCGGCGTGCGCAGCACTGGCAGCCGTCAGTAGGTTAATAATACCTATAATCGTCTGTATGCCTTCGTACAGTCCTATAAAGCCGTCGATAATTCCGCATACAACCTGCCAGGCACTGCCGTTTCCTTTCAGCGCTTCGGTAATGCCGCTAATACTACTTTGCAGCTGCTTTGCGGCGCCCCAGCCGGAAGTAAACGCTTTGTAGTTCTTTTGGCCTGTGCTTTCAGCTTCTCGGCCTGCGTTCTTGATTGCTTCCGCTTTTTTGTTCCATAGATCTATCTCCTGGTTAATCGCGGCGGCTTCCTCTACGCTGGCTGTTTGCAATCGGTCATTTAAGATACTAACATTATCGCTTATCTCTTTTAGGGTACTGGCGTTTGCCTTCCAGGCCGGACCAGTAGCTTCCACCGCTTTGCCTGCGTTCTTAATCGCGTCGGCCTTTCGTTCCCACGCGGCGATCTGTTGGTTAATAGTTGCGGCTTCCTCTACGCTGGCTGTCTGTAATTTGTCCTGTAGCAGCTGGATATTATTGTTAATATCTTGTAGCGTACTGGCGTCTTCCTTCCACAGTGGCGTATTATCTTCGACGGCTGCACCAGCTTTTCTAATTGCGTCGGCCTTCTTTTCCCAGTCTGCGATCTGCCGGTTAATAACTGCGGCTTCCTCTACGCTGGCTTTTTGTAGCTTCGCGTTAAGTATATCTATATTCGCTTCGATAGCTTGCAGTGTGCTGGCGTCTTCCGTCCATACCGGGGTATTATCATTAGCGGCTTTTACCTTCGGCGTGGTGTTTTTTCCTTCCGGCTTATATCCTGCGTATTTCTTTTCCGTTTCGCCCAGGTCGATAGCGGGCGCGGCTTTCGGTTTCGATACATTTACGGCTACTTCTACCTTCTTATTTCCCAGTCCTAAAATGTTTTTAAGCCATTCCCAGGCCTCCTTGCATTTTTCTACCAGCCATTCAAAGGCTTTGGCTAAACCGTTCATTATCGCGTTAGCCAGTGGCTTAATAGCGTCCCAAACCTGGTTTACTATTTTGCGGAAGCTCTCGCAGTTGTTGTACGCATAGATTACGGCCGCCACCAGCGCGCCGATAGCAGTAATAATTAGGCCTATCGGGTTCGCCGTTAATACTATGTTTAATATCTTCTGTACGCCAGTCCAGGCCGCTGTCGCAGCCGTTACCACCTTCTGCGCGGCCGACACAGCCAACGTGGCTACTTTGTTTTTAACGAAAGCTGCCGTTAGCGTCTTTACTCCAGCCACCAGCGTAGATACGGCCGCTAAAGCCTGCGACGCCTGGGCCGCTATGGTTACGAAGGGAAGCGCGCCGTTTACCAGCCCGCCGATCTGTTCTTTTACGTCGCCCAGGGTATTAGCTAACTGCTGTTGCTTTCCGCTTTCGGTCTGTGCTAATTCCTGGTTCATATTTCCCACGTTGTCGGTAATGATCTGCGCCAGCATTGCCGCGCGTTCCTGCTCGGTGCCATACTTCATTACGTTTGCCTGCGCTTCCGAAAAGGTAATGCCGACACGGGTAAGCGCGGACGTTTGGCCCTGCATAGCCTTACCCATTAAGTTAGCCACACTAACTGCATCTGTAGTCGTAGCGTTTAGTCCTTTTTGCTGGGCTAACAAATTATTCATAGCAGGTATTAGCGTTTCTAAACTGTCCTTCTGGTTAAAGAAAGTAGCTACCTGCTGCGCGCCGCTTAACTGCACTTCGTCGCCGATAACGCCTATTTCCTGCTGTGCGCTGGCGAAGTCCTTAATACTTTGTATCTCGGCTTCGGTCGCGCCCATACGTTGCCGCATAACGGTTTCCAGCTTCTTTTCGACTGTCTCCTGTACGGCGTAGGCGTTAGCTAAATCCTGCATAGATCCTTGAAGCTGGCTAAAGCTACGCTGGGCGGCATCTATACCCGTGGCTAATGCCGCGAAGTTTATAACGCTGCCTTTTATCTGGCTGGCTTCCGACATTACGCCAGTCATCGCCTTTTTTAAGCCTTCTGCGTCCTTCGTTAATTCCTTAAAGGTCTTATCGTTGCCTTCCAGCTTAAAAGTTATGCTTATAGTATTACCTGCCATATTATATTAGTTTATCGCCTAATTTCGCTACCAGTTCTTCCATACGTTTACGCTGCTGCGCGGCCGACATCTTCGGGGCTTCTTTCTTTGCTTTTTCGTGATCCCACGGAAAAGGCAGTAGTTTTTCCGGTGTTACCTTACGGCCCTTCGCTAAATGCGGCTGGATAACTATAGTAGCCAGTAGTCGCATACGTTGCCATTCGTCCTTAAAATTAGTATCGCGCTGTTCTGCGTAGGCTTTCCAGATTGCTGCAAATTCTTCAAAATCCAATCTGCAAAAATCGTCATAGCTTAGCCCCATACAGCCCAGCGCGATACCTAATAACTCATATATACCCTTTGGCTTTAGCTTTTTTTTTCGCCGCCGCCCTGCTGGGTATTGTCCTGCATCTGGTTAGCCCACGCGGTCATATCTTCCGGGCTAAGCGCGTCGGCGAAGTCCATTAAAGACATATCGAAGGGCTTTTTATCCGCTGCGGAAGCCGAAGCCACACAGCAGTACAGATACACGCACAGATCCGAAAAACTGCCGTTTTGCAGTTCGGTTACTTCTTTGCCGGTTTCCTTCTTGAAACGAAGCATAGCGCCCATAGTAGGGCGGCAGGGATAATCTACGCCGTTAATGGTTACTGTTACTTTCGTCATAGCTTAGCCCTCCGTAGCCGTATTTTCGGTGATTGCGTTTTCGTCCAGTACGTCGGGTTCGCCGTCGTTCTCCAGGCTAAGGCTGTAGGTAGCATCGTCCTGGGCGGGTGCGCTTTCCTCCAAAGAAGCTATAACGCAGTCGCCCTCCAGGTACGGTTTATCCGTATTTTCGCGTTCCATACACTTAACCTTAACCGATTTACCGGCTTTCCACAGTCTGAAAAGATCCTTAAAACCGCACTCTTTTTCGTCATAGAAACGCAGACCTTCGGCGCTAATAGAATACGATAGACCTATTACACCCTTCTTCTTCCAAAGCCCGGAAGAAATAGGTTTGCTGGCTACCGGCTTCACTGCGCGGTCTTTTGTTTCGCTGTTAAAAGTAGCAGTGTGGGAAGTACAGCTGCCCACCGCTTTGCCGTCTACATACAGCAATACGTCGCTACCATTAGTATATCCGCTTTTGGTTGTTGTTGCCATTTGTTTATGAATGTTAAATAATTCTTGAAAATTCGATTTAAGCGCGTTTAGCACGTCCGATGATACTTTTATTATCTTTTGTATTTCGTGCGCTTAGACGCGCTCCTACGCTTTTTTTCTCGGTAACACTACATTTTGCAGTTAAAAACCAAACTTTGTACGTAGGCGTCGGCTATCCAGTCTTCCGCGCTGTCGGCTAAATCGCAGGCGCGCATTATTAGGCCTTCGTGCTCTATTTGTACGCCGTCCAAAGCGTCGCGTACAGCTTCGGCCAGTTCTACGCCTTCGGTATAGTCTGCCGTGTAGCATTGTATTTCGATAGTTACAGTATCATTTCCGCGCTGGTTCTTCACCTGCCCTTTTTCCAGGCTGGCGCGGCGATATACGATATACGGCAGCTCTGCCGTGTCTTCGACTACCGGATATACTTTGCGGGCGCGGCTCGCCACTTCTTCGCTTTCCGTAAGCGCGGCGCGTATAATTTCGCCGGCGCTCAAACTCGATTTACTTACGGCCATACTTTTTAGCTATTCGTTCTACGTTTTCAGTTACCATTTTGTGCATATCTTCTGTAACGGTGTCGCGTACTTCGTCCCTGGTTTTAGCCATAAAGCCGAAACGCGGCATACTACCGGTACTATGCGCCGCCCGATAGCGGGCCGATCGTTTGCCGCCGCTGCTTTTAGTGGTACGGCTCTTAGTACCTTCTTCCGCCCAGATTAACACAGGCTTTTTAAGCCCGCGCCGGTTCGTGTGCATACCGGCTTCGCCTTTGCCGTTTTTACCGGCTTTCTTCGTTCCGATAGTTACACGAAAGCCCGCCTTTTGTTTGAAGACTATAGCGCGCACGCCTTTTTCCAGATCCTTGTCGGTGTGGATCGCTTCGCGCAGATTATCTACAGCTTTTTTACGCACTTTATTGGCAGCTTTACGAAAGCCACCCTTTAGCGCCTGCGTTCTGCGTTTCGGTTCCAATTCAGCGAAAAGCCGCTGCAAATTACCGTCTTCGTATCTTACTTCTGGCATAGTAACTTTATTCGTTTACACGTTCACAAAGAAGCGTCTTATAGCCTCGATCCAGGTTAGGGATAATAGCCGTTACAGTGTATAAATAGCCGCCCAGCTGTCGTACTCTCCAGTTTTCCGCTATCGGGTGCGCGTCTCGGACGTTAAACTGCGCGCTGTAGTCCGGGAAGTGTTCGCCTACTTCTTCGCTGCGTCGGCCGGCCGCTGCTACGCGCTCGGCCCAGATAATGCCGCGATCTGTATAGCTTACCTTCTTCGCGCCCATACGGTCTTCACTGTAGGACGGTTCTAAGATCTGCAATTTATATTTCAGTGCTCCGGCTCTCATACTCCTAACTTTCGATATGGTTTAACTAAGGCCTGTAAAGTATAGGGTACTTCTGCCATTTGCACGCCGCTAACGGCTTCGCGCTGGTTATACCAGTGGCCGGCGATAAGTAATACAGCCTGCTGCAAAGTGGCTGGCAGCTGTTCGCCGTCGCCCATTTCCAGAAGTTCAGCCGTAGTTCTATTCGTTGCCGTACATACGTATTCCTCGGCTGCACTAAGAAGGTGCGCCAAATATTCGTCATCGCTGCTAAAGTCGTCAGCGCGGACGTGCTTTTTAAGAAGTTCTAACTTTACGGTGGCCATAGTCAAATCATATTATTACGCCGTTACTGTACCCAGCAAAAATGCTTCGGGGCGCAGTGTTACGGTAGCAAAGTCGGTGTTAAGCACAAAACGCGTAGAGTCTTCCAGGCTAAGGCTGTAAGGATCCACGATGAAGTTAAGCTGGCCGAAGAAGCCGGCAGCCTGGTAGCCCCAATCGCCGAAGCCTATATTACCTTCGCCGATAGCATCGGTGCAGAATACAGGGAAGCCCAAAACGCGATCGTTTTCGCAAAGGAAACGGCCGCTACCCTTATCTACGGGCACGTCTTCTAACTCTGCCTTCATTGTCTCCGTCATAACGAAGCAGCAGGTAGAAGGATCTATGCCGGCTTTGGCTACCTTCGCCTTCATCTGCAAAAGTTCTTTGCGGGTAGGCACAGCGCCAGCAAATGTTACCTTTTCGCAGCCGCCCTCTTCGCCGGCAGTGGCAAACGGGCCATAGACTACGCGGCCGGTCTTGTCGGTAGTGAAAAGCGCGTCGTTAATCTTATCGACTACGGCCTGCGGCATTTCCGCAGTAATTACGCTTTCTACTACGCCTTCGCTGTTGAAAAGCTCCTGGCGGGTAACAGGGATAGCCACACCCAAACGCTTAGGCGAAACGGTGATCTTGTCCCAGTTGATCTTACTCTCGGTAAGTTTCTCGGCTTCTCCCAGGAACTTTGCTACGGCCTTGCCGTGCTTAGGCCAGCGAAGACTACCCACCAGGCCGGTACGGATAGTAATACCTACTTTGTCGTAGATAAGGCCCGCGCGCAAAGGCTTTAACATTTCCTGGTCATTAACCGGAATAATGCCGGTACCGTCCAGGGCGGCGGTAGTCTGGATCTCGCGGGTAAGCGTGATCATAACAGGGTTGCGGCTTCCGTTCTCCATAGCTTCGGTAAGGGCTTCGCGAAGCTGGGCTGTAGCGCTTCTGCGCTCTACCTCCGGGCCGACGTTGATAGCGGACTGCATACGCATTTGCAGCAGTTGATTTTCGCGCAGAAGGTTTGTGTACTCGGTTTCCTCCTGGCTGGTGCGCTCGCGCTGCTCCTGTTCGCACAGATCGGCGATAGCGTTGATACGCTCGCAGTTTGTCTGGTACTGATTTACCAGCTGGCGCACGCTAACTTTGTTCTTTTTCTTGTCTTTTGACATAGTAAAAACTTTTAGCTGTTAAACAATAAAAACTATATAGGACGCGAAGCAGCGCGGCGCATTTCCTGCACTTGCTCGCGCATCTTTTCGCTGGGTCTCTTTTCTTCGGGTTTATCCTGTTCGCGCAAGTGGCTAACTAATTCGCGGGCCTCTGTTTCGCAGTTGGTGTCCGGGTAGGCCGGATCGGCGGCCAGCGTAAAGTCATATACGCCCAGTATGCTGCGCACGGTGTACGTAATTAGCGTTTTTCCGTCCTTCCGTTCTACGCTGCGTTCCACGTAGGCGCGATCGTAGTAGTGTGTACGGAAAGCAAAGCTACATCCGGATATATCGCCGCGCCTTACCAGTTCCAGTGCCTTATCGCCGTCGGCGGTGTTAGGTGCATCAAAGCTAAACGCTACGCCGCGTTCGTCCACGGTGTAGGTAAGCGTTCCGGTTCCGTTATTACTGCGGGCTAAGATTAGCTGGCGGTCGTGAAACATTGTCATTTTAATATCGCAGCCGTCCAGCAGTTCTTTAGTTATAGCTTCGGGCGCGATAACTTCGCGGGCTTCTTCTTCTTCATCGGCCCACAGCGGCGCGCTTAGGGTATTAAACAGGATAGCGTAGCCGGTAATAGTTCGGCTTTGTGCTTCTCCTTCCCCGGCTTCGCGCACGTGAAGTTCTGCGGGCGTGTGCAGCATACGCGCTACGATTTCCCGCGCTGTATTCTTATTCGTTTCCTTCTTCATCGTCTTTATTTTCTTCGTTATTATCCGGTTCTTTCGGTTCTTCTACAGGTGTCGGCGCGGGCGTCGGTTTTCCTGCTTCGGTAATGCTCTTTAAGTTCGCACTTACCAGCACTACGTCGCCACCCGGTACCGGTGGCTGGTTCTCGGCCACGCGCCAGTCATTCACGGAATAAATACCGCAGGCGATAGTCGCGGCCTGGTACTTCGCGCGGCTATCCAAGTCGCAGGCGTACAGGTCGCGGCGGTCAAACTGGAAGCGACGTTTACAGCACAGTGTTGGTGCTACTAATTTCCGGTGCAGTTCTACTTCGATCTTTCGCAGGATAGGGTTAAGCGTATTAGCCAAAAAGGCCACGTTAGCCATTTCCGCGCTTTTGTAGTTGTTGCTGGTGTCGTCGAAAACGAAGGACGGGTGCACACCGAAAAAGCGGCAGATTTCGCGTACCGTAAACTTTCGGCTTTCCAAAAACTGCATATCGGTACTACTTAGCGATACCGGGCTAAACTGCGCTTGGCCCGGAAGCGATACTATACGGGTGCCCCCCCTAAACTTCTTATCCAAGTCGGTAGCGGTCTTTTCCAGTTCGCTGTCCTGGTATTCTCCGAAGCCGCGCACGCTGGTATCATTCGACACGATACCCCGCACGTTACCGCCATTTTCAAAGCGGCTAAGCGTTTCGGTGTCGCCGGTGTTCGCTATGGATAGCGTAGTGGCCGCGTAGGATATAGTCGATATACCTACTTTGCCGTCCCGCGTGTAGTTCTTGATATGTATAATTTCGTCTTCGTCGTAGGTATCGTGGATCCCGGCGTTAATATCGTTCACGGTGTAGGTATCGTGGATAGTATCGTGCGCCACGCTCGACGGATCCACTAAGGCCAGATGGTCTATTTCCAGCGTCAAATAATCATATACCGGAATTATATAGACATTCCCGCGAAGCAGCAGATAATACACAACCTGGCGCCAAAAATCTACTGCCGACATATACGCGCAGGGTTGCACGTTCAAAAGATAATGCAGCCGGCTATTTGTGTCTTCCACAAAAATTTCGCCCTTCTTCCTCATATATTGAAGCCGAAGGTTTGCCACGCTACCCGCCAAAAGATCCACACAGCGGTAAACGGTGGCCACGTTAAGCGGCCGCCGTCCGGTAGGGTATAGCAAAGCAGCGCCGCCGATAGGCGGTGTTACGTCGCTGTTACTCACTGTTGTAGCTTCGCGGCTAAATATATTTTTTATGTAGTTAAGTATGCGCATATATTTTAAGCTCTCTACCTTACGCACAAAATCGGGTAACTGGTACCCGATTTCATCTAACTACATAAATTTTTTATCTCTCATAGTCAATAAACAGGCGAAGGCACATAAGTTTTGTTATCACGCCGTCTATTTTTTGCGTCTGCTTTCGCTTGATCGGCTTGCAGTTCTCCAGCTTATCGCTATCCAGCACAGCGTTACCGAAGCAGTAGGCGTTTATCGGGTTGTCGTTGATAAATATATGCCCGGTTTTCGCGCCGTGCTCGAAGCTCTCCACGGGTGCGGTGAAGGTTCCGTAGGTCTGTCGTATGCCTTTAATCACGTTACCGGCACCGGACGCAGCCAGCATATTTATAACTTCCTGGCTTTTCCAGGGGTCGTAACCTATACCTAATACCCGTACCACGCTGTTAAGATACAGCACGTAGTCGCAGATCACGCGGTAGTCTATAACGTCGCCAGGCGTCAGCGTTAAAAAGCCCTTTTCAGCCCAGACGCGGTACAGTCTTTCGTTAGCGTGGCCAGGCAGCGCGCCTTCCGGAAAGAAATAGGCGGTGTGGAAGTGGAAATTTTTAGCCCCCACGTCATACAGGCCCATAGTAACGGCGCTAAAGTCGTCGCTTTCCGATAGGTCGATAGCTACCATAGCGTCCGGGCGTCCCTTGATAGCGTCCAGGGCCATAGGCCGGCTAATATGCCGGGCCAGGGTGCTGCTGATCCACGCGCGCTGCTCGTTCTCGGCGTATATGTTAAGCAACTTAGTACGGAAAGCCAGCATAGCTTCGCTACCATTGCGCTGCGCCTTCTTGTACTCCTGCTGGTAGAAGTCCAAATTAACCGTTACGCCTAAATGCGGGTGTACCTTAAACCAGGTACTTTCTTCGTCTTCGGCGTCGTCTAAGTCTGGTTCAAAGATATGCGCAAATAGGCTGTCGTCTTCATATTCACCCAGCAGTACAGATTTATAGCCCTGTAGCATTTCGTAAAACGGCCCGTCGAATACATCGGAAGCGGTCGTAATAATCACCGTTAGCGGGTTATCGCGGACACCCATAGACGTAGTAAGCACGGTTAGCAGTTCGCTATCTACGGCCTGACTAAATTCGTCCATAATTACCGTGCTGGCGTTAAGGCCGTCTTTGGTCTTAGCATTAGCGGTAAGACATTGAGCAAAAGCGCTGCGATCCTTCCGGCGGCTTTTAATCGTTTGTTCATTTACCAAGTAGCGTTTTTCCTTCGGATCCAGCCGGCGCATACAGCCGCGTATCACGTCGAAGCACTTTTTAGCCTGGTCGGCACTGTTGGCGGCTGTATAACATTCCGCGTTAGCGTCGCCGTACAGTACATCGTAAATCGCCAGCGAAGCCGTACTGGTTGTTTTGCTGAATTTTCGTGGCACGTACAGCACAGCTTCACGCACTACGCGGCGGCCGTCCTGCCAGAAGGCAAAGATACTGGCAAACTGAAAGCACTGCACCGGGGTAAGTTTGTAGCGCTGCTGGCCGCCCTTTCCAGGAAAGTACAGGCATTCGTAGAAGTCGAAAAACTGCTGCACTTCGGTTACGTTGATCCCGTACCGGTCGCACATCTCGAAAAACCGCCAGACGGCCAGCTGTTCGTAAAGGTTATGCCCGTCCGGGTTGCTGGCTACTTCCTGCACATACCTATAAAGCCGGCTATCCACTTCGGAAAGCCGGTAACGCTCTATATCTATGTTCGCCAGGTCTTCGGTTACGTCTATCTTCGCCTGGCGCAGCCTGTCTTTTTCTTCTTCGGTCATTGTCCTATTTTCCTGGCTTTATAATTACAGGAGCTTTACGTTTCTTAGATAACTTCTTAGTCATATCCACCAGCGGATCTTCGTCGATTTCCCCGGCCAGATCTTCGGCCGTCAATCCTAAAGCCTTCATTTGCCGCGTTATCATATCCTGCGCTTCCTTCGCTACTTTGAAGACAGGGTGCGGTGCCAGCTTTTCGCCGTAGCGCGTGGTTTCGTAAACCGTCGTAGTTTCCAGCCCGTCTATTTCAGTGTTAGCCAGTTCCAAGTTACGCATAGCGCTTGCCAGGCTTGTAATTTGCATATCCAGGCCTTTGCTGTAGATTTTGTGCGCCTTCATCTGGCGTATTATCTCTTTTCTATATTCTTCGACACTTTTAGCCATTTTTTCGTCTTTTAATTGTTAAAATTCCCAAAGTTCCGCAATTCCAAAAAATCGCTCACACATTTACGAAGGTGGGGGCGAGGTTTAACGGCATACCCCCGTCCTTAAAAAATCCCCCCCCCGGCTTCGTCGTCGCCTTCTGGAAAAAATTTTTTTATCACCTGCGCTACCTGCTTGTCGTTGCGTTTCTTTGTCGCTTGCCTACCACTACGCCCGGCCTCCGTATGTATCTTAACGTGGCAGTCGTGGCATAGGGCCCGTAGGTTGTGTGGATCATACATACGCTGCCGCTTATCGTGGTAGCTTATTGCTTCTTCTACTGGCCTAATATGGTGTACTTCTGTGGCTGCCTCTATTCGGCCTTCCTTTTCGCACTCCTGGCAAAGCGGGTGTGCTGTTAGTATTTCTTTACGCAGGCGAAGCCACCTACCTGTATGTATTAGCTTAATGTAGTCTTTATCCTTTGCCATACTATCTTATCTTCTTTCTATTGTGCCTAACTGGTACTGTGCCGTCTGGTGTACGCTGCACGTGGCCCAGATCTTCAAACATATTATCAATATACGCCCCGTCATCTTCCGGTAGGTCGTACTTTCTACTACCCGCGTCTTCCAGCCTGTCTATTAGTATATGCACAAAGGCTACTACTAATTCGCAGGTGTTCTTATAGCCGTACTGTTTTTTTAGCGATTGCAGCCTGTCGTATGTTTTTGGATCCACGGATATATTAACGCGCTTTCTATCACT